CCACGGCTCTTTAATCAAGCAGCATATGAAGCGCCAAGAGTGCTTGCTGAGGACAGACCCCGTTGCCGAGCGCCTTCAATTCCTGCGCCGGTCGCAAGCCGTGGCCGGTGACGTGACCCGGCTCTAGGCCTTGCATCCATTCAACAAAATAAGGGCTCAGGCGTGGCCGTCCATTCGTTCCGGGAATGGTCGGCTCAGGTGCTGATCTTCCTAAGACTCGCTCCCATCGAATAATCGCGCCTGAATACTTGCCCCAATCGATAACGCTTCCTGAGTCAGGCTCGCCCCGTGGCCGTTCCCGTTCCGGTGCGCTTCCTTCTGCTTCAGTTTCCATGCTTCCCATTCCTCCGGTGTGTAGTTGCTGCCCATATCCATCACCGTTGGAGTGGGTAGGAGCGATATTGCAACGTTCGGAAGTGATGAGGAATCCGTCCCCGGTTGCGCTAGACCCCGTGAGTGGTCGGCTACTGGAGTCGGCAACAGGGAAGAGATAGCGTGCTGCAAGTCCTGCTGCCCGCGAGGATTCGGGTACACCCCATCTCGTCCCCTCTCGCCCAATCCCGCGTGAGGGGTTGGCAACGATGAAGATCCGTGCGCGACTGTGGGGCGCTCCGGCGTCGGCAGCTCGAACAACTCCCCACCTCGCGTCATACCCCATTCGGGAAAGGTCGGCGAGGACATCTCCAAATCCCAGAGTGAGGTGGCCTCGCACGTTCTCCAAGACGACGACTCTAGGTCGAAGCGCATCGATGGCAATGGCAACGAATGGCCAGAGATGTCTTTCATCATTCTTCCCTTCCCTTTTACCCGCGTGGCTAAACGGTTGGCATGGGTTGGTAGCCCCCGGTGAGGATGTCAACGGGGGCTACTCCTTCCCAATTAACGGTAGTAATGTCTCCTAGATTCGAAACGCCCGGATGATGCGCCGCGAGGATCTTGCAGGCTGCCGGTTCGATTTCCGAATACCAGGCGAGATCTCCTCCGAAATACTGCTGACAGGCAGAATCGAGACCGCCGTATCCAGAAAATAGGCTCCCTATCTTCATGGCATCCCCCGGCAACCATCATCATTCGTGAGACTCCAAAACTCGCAGTAGTCCCGGCAGAACGAAACCCGTTTCTCAGGCTCAGGAGGGCTCTGTGAGGCTTGAACATCCGCAAGCCAAGCAATGCCATCTAGCGCCATGCCAACGTCATAGGGCTCGCTGTGCTGACGCACGTCAGTCTCATTCCCATCGCGCACGATTGCGATCAGTTGGACAGTCTCCACCGGGTAGCCATTCTGCGAGAGTAGATATCCGTAAAGGTGAAGTTGCGTCCGCTGCTGCTGAGAAGGGAAGTAGCGAAGATTCTTCTTGGTCGTCGTCTTCCAGTCAGTCACCGTCCTAGCATCAATGTCGTACAAATCAACGTGGCCCATTAATCCTGCGGACGTAACCTCTACCTCGCGTAGATAACGCTCGCTGAACGGGTCCGCTACATCGAACGCCCGTTCGATTGCCTTATGGATCGCCGTACCCATCCAGGCGGCCAGCCCAAAGGTTTCATTCATCGCCGGAGTCTGCTGAAGACGATGCCAGACCTTGCGACGGCAACCGCCTATCTCAGACGGACCTACCTCCACTTGATGATCCCGAGCAGTCTTTGCTCTGCCGATGATTTCCAGAACCTCAGAGATCTCCATCAGGCATCACCATCGAACAATGATGGCGCTTCCATCTCATATTCAAGTTCCTGCAAATGCTTAACGGCAGACTTGAAATACGACGGCTTTAGTTCAATACCTAATCCTCGCCTATTCAGCTTCACGGCTGAATAGACCTCGGATCCGATGCCGGCGAAAGGAGTGAAGACAGTCTCGCCGACATTGCTCCACAATCGAATGCAACGTTCGATGAAGTCCAATTGCAGAGGACAGATATGCCGCTCGTCCGATGACTCCCTGCCGGATCTAGCGTTGAGGGTATTCGTCTCGCGAATGTCAAGCCATACCGGCCTAGCCCATCCGATCCACTCATCATTGGAAACATCATTCTTAATTTGAACCGCGTTCTGTCCCGGCTTCCTGAACAGCAGCAAGTAGTCAGCCAATCCGGGCCTCGTCGCAGATGAGTCCCGATTCTTCGTCGCGAACATCAATGCTTGCGCCTTAGTTCTGATTGCCTGTGCCTGCGGATCCTTGTCTATCGTCACCTCACCGTGGAAGATCCATCCGGCATCCATGTAGGCGCGGATAACCTCTCCGCGAAAGTCGGTTAGACCGGTGACTCCGTGCATTGCCATGCTCGTCGTCAATTGCTGAACGTGGACGCAGCAGATCCGACCAGGCATCGTGATACGAAGGTTCTCATTGATGATGAATGCGTAATGCTCGAAGAACTCAGCTCGGCTCGCAGAATTGCCTAGATCGCGAGGCGATGGCGAATACGTAAAAAGGCTAGCGAAAGGAGGCGAATAGACACTCATTCCGATTGAATCCGAAGGGATCTCGGACATCCTCTTGCATGAATCTCCCATCCAAAGATCCCAATTGATCCCGCTCGCGTTATCTTCCATGTACAGATCCTCGACGCTCATAATCTCCCCTTGTAGATAGTTCCGGTTGCTTGCATTTCCTTAACCATTCCAGCCGTAATGATCGAAGCATCCGATTCCTTGCGGCCGATGTTCACCGCGATCTGTCCCTCCAATTCGGAGAGGACTACGTGCGCAATTACTACCCTTTTCTGTCCGTAGCGGTAACACCTGCGGATGGCTTGGTAATAAGCCTCGTAAGAGTCGCTCAAGCCGACAAACACCATCCGCGCGCAATGCTGCCAATTGAGCCCAAATGCCGCGATGCTCGGCTTCGTGATGAGAACTTGAATATTGCCGTCCGCGAATCCGAGCAAAGCATCTGCCTTCTGTTCGGCTGTCATGCCTCCATGAACGTTCACGGCTCCCGGTATCAACTTAGCAAGTTTTACGGCTTCGTCATTCAATCCGCACCAGATAAGCCACGGCTCCGATGATTCCTCAGCGACAAGCCGAGCCGCTTCCTCGCATCTTGCATCAAGTGTTTGTTTCCTGACCTTAGCGCGCCCTCCCACTCCACCGAGATCAGTAGCGAACAATTGGCCCTCTACATCAACGTCAACCGGCAGAAGATGAGACACAATCTCTAGCCCAGGAAGGTTATAGCCATCATCCGAATATCCGAGATCCGACGGACGGCGCAATGCAATTGCCCAAGTAGTCATCCATTTAAACATCGGACCGTGCGCGTGACCCTTTAGCCTCCATCCCTCGTCATCATGAACGAAATATGCTGCAAGCATGTTCACTCGCGTGGACCTTCCGAGAAACTCAGCCTGATTTGTGAGTTCCTCAATATCGTTCGGCGCCGGAGTCGCGGTGCAAGCCAATCTCATCGGAACATTCTTAAAATGCTCGATTAGTTTTGTCCGCGTCTTCCCGTCAGATTGCTTTAAAATGGAAGCCTCATCTAGTACGACAGCATCGAAGGTGGAGGGATCAAAGTGTCCTACCATCTCGTAATTGGTGACGTAGACACCAGGACCATCAATATCCGAAGGATCGCGCACGTACTTGGCGGAGATTCCGACGGTTGATGCCTCTCGGACTGTCTGCGTGCATACCGCGAGCGGAGCAACGATGAGCGACGTATCACCGCTCAGTCTGGCCCATTCAATCTGCATCAATGTCTTGCCTAGGCCAGTGTCAGCCCATATCGCCGCACGACCTGTAGCAATCGCCCACGCGACTATTTCCTTCTGCCAGTCATGCAAGCGTTCGGCGATGTCATCGGTCTTGACAATCCTGCCTATAGGCGGCGCGTCTTGTATTTTCTTCGCTAGAAACTCCTCGTATGAAGTCATCACATATCCATCGCAGCACGCACCGATGCCCCGACACTCCGGGCGATATCAATCTGAACCCTGAGCCGTGCGCTATTCGCCCTAGCAGCCTTGACGATTCCCTCCGCGGCATTCAGCGCTGTCAGTTCCTCCCGAGAAGCAATGAGCGCCCGGTCTTCAACTTCCTGCACTGTCGGCTTCTCGCCGTTCTCAATCATCCGCTGCTTGATCCTCATCCGATTAGTTGCCGCTGCGAGATCATGCGCAGTCTTCGCAGCCATATAACCCTCCTCAGCATCCATTAGCCAAGTAGTAGCCTGATCAAGATCCTTGCTGAGCGTGATCAGTCTCCGGTCAACGTGTGCCGGCAGAATCGTGTCAGTCATTTTCCCTCCCCAAATAGCGTGCAAGTAATGCATGGCTTCTGTTCGACGTTGTAACGCGGGTCCGGCTCAGGGCTGTAGATCCATCCACCGCAGCCCGTGCACCGCTTAATCCTCGCAAGCCGAATGACATCGGCCCGAGCATCATGCAAAGCCTTCGTAGCGGCTGAGAGATCCCCGCACTGCCGAAAATACTTGAAGGCCCGATGACGGCTCTCCCTCATCCGCTGCTCATGCTTGCGACGTGCCGGCCAGGACATCCGCGAAAGGTCAGCTTCGGTGATCACTTCGCAGCCTTCATCTCAGCGACCCGCTCGCCGATCAATGCCGCGAAGGTAGGCGAACCATCGGCCCACGATGACTCCAGCGAATCGTTATCTTTCAGCGCGTCCCAAATCAGCTTGAGCGATGCCTGATCAACAGCGGCGAGAATGTCCGCATGAATCTTGGCTCCGAGGATCTTGTCAGCCATGACAGGAACCCTTGCTGATGAACGTTCGTACGATGACGCATCAGGGTCAGGCTCAGATGTCGGAAGCGCGAGCGCCTGAAGGAGAGCGATTCTGAATGCCACGCTCATTGCCTTAGCCGTTGCCTTGTCTCCCTGATCCATGGCCTCTCCTGCGGTGGTGCAGGAGACTGAGGAACCATCGCCAGCGTAGAAGACATACTCAACGATGACGCGAACGTGAGCGGTAGCCTTGCGCTTCTCGCCGATCTCGATTGTCGAGTAATCGCAAGACTGCACGCGCGGAACAACGATCACGCAATGCTTGCGAAGCGCCGGTCCGACCGCATTGACGACAGCATCAATGCCCCGGAAGTTGAAGCCTTGGCCTGCGTTCCGTTCATCCTTGCTGACGCTTGAAATCTCGTTCATAACGTCGGATAGCCGCGTATAGATCTCGCTCATTTGTTCCTCCATGCGTCAATCGTTGAACGCTTCCAAAGCGGCTTTTGGTCGTAAATGTGATCCGGCTCTGGCATCACGCCATCACGCCGATACGTCTTGATCGTCTCAATCGTCAGCCCCGTGTAGGCGGCGACATCGCTACGAGTTAGCAGCACTTCCACGTTTGACATTAGAGCCCTTCCACATATCCACAGAAACCGAGCACCAGCAAGAAGCCCAGCAATACGGTTGTGATCACGATTGCCTGGCCGAATCTCGTCAGCATGATTCCTCCTCAAAGTCGATGGCGATAGCCGCGAGCACATCTGATGAACCGTCGTATACGATCTTTGAATCAACTTCGCCGGCCGAATTGAATGCCTTGGTAATAAAGACCTTTTCGACGATGAATGAACGATCCGCCTTTAAGTGGATTTCATACCAAATGTCGCGGCCATTGATTTCCAGATAGTGACGAGCCGGGCCGTCAAGATGTATTGAGTCGATGCCCCAATTCCAGTGTATGCCTGCACCGTTGAGTCGTCGCATGACTGGCGCTAATGCTTCCCACGCCGGGAATGCTCGGGGGTCATCCTTGCAAACCGGACAGATGCACGCGGGTTCGTAGCATTGATCTATCTGCTCGCAGCTCGGGCAGGGATCGAGTGCTAATGGATTGCTCATCATTTCCTCCCTAGTTGAGTCCCTACTTTGGGGACAGGTAGGACGCTACTCCCCTGACCGAGAGTTGTCTAGTCTGACCCCCGAAAAATAATTACGGGAATACCTGTAAATGGCTTGACATCCCTAGTCCGGGGATGCTTTAATTAAGACATAAGAGAGAGCAACCGACCAAAGGATCCCCAAATGAACACCACCACCACCGCCGCAATCATCCCCACCGTCCACGGCCACTACTGCCCCACCTGCGAGGGCCTCGCCCCCTGCGGTGGCCCGTTCTCAGTCGGTAACTGCCTGCTCGTTGAGAGCTGCATCTCCTGCGGACGTATCCCCAACTCAGAGCGGTTCAACGTAGATCAGGAGTGCGAGGGCGCTAAACAATATTTCGCTTCATAGCACCACCCGCGCTGACGGTCTCAGTCAAGGTTCGACTCCTTGAAGCGCACGCAAGGAACCCAACTACACAGAGGAGACAGCAATGAATTACAACATCATCACCGATCTAGTCTGCGTCGATTGCGGAGCAAACCTTATGGCCGATCTCGCCGAGGATGGCGCACTGTTCGACACCGCGAAGGGCAACGGCGGTACTACCGAAAGCGGCCTGAGCGGGTTTGACTGCCCCTCCCGAACGGATTTCGGGCCGCACATCATCAACGACTAGAAAGGCTCGCGCTGACGGTCTTCGCCGGAGTTCGACTCTCCGGAGCGCACGCAACATCCCGACCAAAAAGGAGAACGCAATGAGCAAGAAAAATCAGAAGACAGTCATCTTCACCCTCGCGATGCCGAAGACTGAGATCCCGTTTACGCAGCTCTCAACCTCACTCAAGAGGTTCGGCAAGTTGCGCCAGGATTTCGAGTCGCTCGGCCTCAGGGTTGAAGTGATCAACTTCAAGTAGCAGAAGGAAAGCCCCGGTCAGAAATTGATCGGGGCTTTTCTGCGCCTGCGATCAAGGTGAGTGAAGTCCATGCCACCCCAGATACCGTAGCGTTCACGCCGCTCTATCGCTGAGACGTAGCATTGCCGGCGAACCTCGCAACGTAGGCAGATAACTACCGCCATCTTGTGCGCTGCTGATTGCGGCTCATGGTCAAACCACATTTCGGGATCACTCCCTATGCACGCGGCTCGCTCGATCCAAAGATCTTTGAGCTTAGCCACGGCCACGCGCTGCCATCGTCAGGAGGACAACACAGATGATTAATTCAGCAAGCATGAACCATCCCACAGGATGATGGTATGGTCATTTCAGTTGACCCGGTGCGATTCCGGCTCTTGCGCCCATCGTGCGCCGTCCCTGTCCCCGAGTGATCGGACAAATCATGATTGAGAATCTAGTCTTCGCAGCAGCAATGATGATCCCCAGAGAAGCACCCGCAAGCCTCCCAGCCAGAGCGATCAGCCAGGCGGCAGAGATCCCCGTTCGATGGCGTCCGTTCGCTGAATGTGTCGCGAATCGCGAGAGCCACGGGAACCCTAAAGCGCAGAACCCGGTCAGTAGCGCACAGGGAAAGTATCAATTCCTCGATAATCATTGGAGACATGGCGCAGGCTGGAACGTCTACGCACGTCTGCGTGACGCAGGGATGCCCCGTAGAGAGGCTATGGCGATCCTCAGCGAGCTTCATTCCAAGCCGATAAAGCGTTGGGCTGAGAAGTATCAGGATGCCGCATTCGTCTTCGTGATCCTCATTCCTCGCGGCTGGCGCCATTGGTCGGGCGGCCATGGCTGCAATAATTTAGTTCCATGAATCCTTGTAAATGGCTTGACACCCTATGTCTAGGAACTCATAATTAAGACATGACAACGACAGCAACCGGGAGGAACCAAATGAACGCAAACGGTATTCGACTCATCAAGAGCGCCGAGACTGGCCATGGTTTCAGGATCGGCATCATTGAGCAGTCAGAGGTTTATAGCGTCATCCGAATGAATGAGCAGTGCAAGTATGTGACGATCTCGCGCCACAACAATCTTGCAACGGCTCGCAACCGAGCAAATGCCGAATGGTCAGCGGAACGTCGCTGATCATCTCGCGCTGACGGTCCCCGCTGCGGTTCGACTCCGCAGAGCGCACGCAACGTAACATAACTAGGGAGGAACAGAATGAACGCACACGACTACGCAGAGCGCGGATGGCTTGTCTTCCCGCTCGCACCGCATAGCAAGCAACCGAACCCGCGCTACGCTCCAGCCGGTTACAAGAGCGCGACGAAGGATCACGGAGTCATTGATTCCTGGCCTGACGGTGGGAATCTCGGCATTGCCTGCGCACCGTCCGGCCTGATCATCATTGACGTTGACTACCGCAATCAGCCGGATCTCGCCTTAGTCAATTCCCTTCCGGCAACGCACGCAGTAGGGACCGCTGACGGATTCCACCTCTACTACCGCACCGAGCAATTAGGGCCAGTGCGTGGAAAGCTCGGTGACGGCATCGACGTAAAGTACAACGGCTACGTAGTCGCTCCCCCGAGCATTCATCCTGAAGGCATCGCCTATCACGACATGGACAGCATGGACCCGATCACGCTTCCCGCGAGCCTCGCTGCGTTGGTGCTGAAGTGAGCCGCCTAGAGGATGCCGCACGAAGGCATCAGTCATTAGTCAAGCAAACGAATCTCGCCTATGCGGATCTCATCGCTGAATCAATGAAGGCCAGAGATAACGGAATGAGCATCACGCGCATTGCTGAACTGAGCGGTATTAGCCGGATGACACTTCACAAGTACGCCTCAGCGGCTATCTCAGCGAATATGGGAGATCCTGAGAACGACTAGGGACAAAGAGATGCCCCGCAGAGATTGACGCTCTGCGGGGCATTCCCTATTTCGGATCTAGGCGAAGACTGCCATAGGGCGTAAAAGCTGACCAGCCAAGATATTTCAGCCCCCAGCGCGGGAACTCTCGCGAGCATGAATCGATCTCACCCGCACGCACGTAGTCATTACTGAGGCAGTTCGTATTCGTTTTCTTCCCGACCGCGATAGCAACGTGACCGAACTTCCCACCCGAGTAGTAGAGCAGAGCGCCGCGAGGAGCATCATTCGGCTTCCCGCCGATGTGCTTTTGCGCCTCCGGGATGCGCTCCCACGCTTTGATAGCAGAAGGAGCCCATGCCGGAACGCCGTACGCCTGCCGGCAATGGCTCTGGCAAAGACCCGTCCAATCCTGCGTCGGATTCTTTACCTGATTCCGCGACCACGTAATGACTTCGTTGACGTTTCTAGAAAGGTACTTCTTGGCCATCTTCGCCAGCCTCCTCGATATCAACGAACGGTCCACCGTCAACCGGCTCCACCGGAATCTGATCCTCAAACAGTACGCTCATTTTTTCCTCACTATCTCAGCGGTTCCCTTATCGCCTACGCCAGTCGCAACGATGGAAGTGAGAACTGACATAAGTCCCGCGCCAATCGCAACGCTGAACATCTGCGTCCAATCTAAGCCAACGATCCCGAGCGCATCCGTCCCCATCAGCGCAAGAAGGGACTGAGCAATCGTCCTGATAGTTCGCTCGCCCGCATCTATCCAGAAGGTTTTCGTCCTCATTCACTTCTCCTTCGCTTGCAGATGATCCCTGACATGCTCATCTAGCCTGGCATGAACCTTTCCTACGCTATTAATCAAGCGTTCGTCTCGTTCCTCTGCCTTATGCCGGAGTTCCTTTATTTCCTGTCGTGTCTCCTGAGCATCACTCTCAAGTCGGTTGATCGCATCCTTGAGTGATGAGCCGCCGTTAGGGACGAACTGCTTACTCATGGAGATCTGAGCTTTGATCACCCACAACAGGCCCGCGAGGAGTGCGACGGCTAGCCCGACGAATGCGAGCGGGTCTGTTGGCATGTTCTCATTCTCCCGTTAGATCTTCTGATGTTCGGACGTGAAACTCAAGGCGCTAGTGCGTCGGGTGCTGCCGGTGGAATGAAGTTCGTTCCGTCGAATGTGAAGCCTTGCCCCGCGAAACAGCCTCGGAACGAACCGCTGTAACTTGTCTGCCGCCACTCGCCATCAATGGCGAGACAGTCGGGATGCGGCCCGGTAATGAATGCCTGGCCGATGGGCTCGGATGCCGGGAAGTCACCGCCGCCGCAATCGGCATTCGAGATAACGATGACCTCTCGGACGATGCCGTTATCAATGCGTGCGAAATGAGCCATCAGACTGCCACCCTCACGATTACGATGCCTGAGCCGCCACTATTACCTGAACCGCTGTCGCCGCCTCCGCCTCCGCCGCCAGTATTCGCCGTGCCTGCCGTCGCAGTCGCCGCCCCGGTAGCACCAGCGCCACCGCCGCCCGATCCACCAGTGCCAGCAACGCCGCCATTCGCGCCGCCGCCGCCACCACCTCCGAACGCATACGATCCGGCTACGTAAGCGCCAGATGGCGTAGTGCCAGCGATGGTTGTTGTTGATCCTGCGCCGCCCGCGCCTCCCGCAGTAGTGACCGCATTCCCGCCAACCGCGCCAGCGCCACCGCCCCCGCCTGACCCATTATTCGTAACCCCGTTCCCACCGTCATTGCCTTGCCCTGACATGCCAGTACCGCCCGTGCCGCCACCAGTATCACTACCGCCGCCGCCGCCGCCCGATCCACCGGCCATACCATTGGCAGCGTTGCCATCACGCCCGCCTCCGGGGCCGCCGCCGATCCCGTAATAACTGCCGATGCGGGAACTGTTGCCCGGCTTTGAATTGAACGTGCCAGTAGCCGTTGCTCCCCCGGCTCCGATGGTTACGGTAAGTGTTCCAACTGGGAGGTACGCGTTTGTGACAACTAATGCACCGCCAGCACCACCGCCACCGCCTGACGCGCTGGAATTCGTAACGCCTCCCGCGCCACCGCCCACAACCACGATGTCAGCGAATCCTGCCGTCGTAACCGTGAGCGTTCCCGATGCCGTGAACGTCTTGTATGCGTATCCGGTGTAGGTGCCCGTATTGGCGTCGGAGTACACCGCTGCTCCGACACCACTAGAAAAAGGGAGGAACGACCAAGTATTCGTCGCAGTCTTAATCAGTGATGCTCCGAAGTTCTGCGCCAACGTCAACGGCGACCCGCTCACCGTCACACCGACACCGCCCTGCACCGTCACAGTGCCAGCGCCAAGATTCACGAGGACGATCTTCGTGCCCGTCGCATAAGCAATGGACGAGAACGGCGGCACCGTGACCGTCGTCGCAGCCGCATTCGAATACGTCACCGCCCCGCCATTATCGGCCAGGACCAATGTGTCAGAAGTCGCCGTGACCGTGCGAATCGTCAGCGCATTAAACGCGCTATTAAGATTCGCCGCAGTCAGGACAGACCCGGAAGTGAACGCAACCATGTAAAACCTTCCTCTCAGAAACCTAGGATATCTTCATCTAGCACGCCGAACAAAGCATCATCCAGAATGAACGCTGCAAGCGCCTGCGAAAGAGTAAACGTCACGTCATGAGTATCGACGGAGATCTCATGCGAGATCTGATCAATGCTGACAATCTGCGACACAACAGAGCCGATATTCGAAGGAGTGAACTCCACTCTTACTACATCGCCTAATTCAAGATCGAGCACGCTTGCCTTATTTGCTTCGCTGATCGCTTGCAGTCTCACCGTCAACGAATCCACGCGATACTGCGGATGCGCATAAAGTCCAACCAGCCAGGATGCGAGTGAAGACGCTTCAACCGGGCTGCTGAGAATCGTCTCATAAGACGCATCCATGATCCCGTACGCAGTCTGCGCCGCCGTGTCATCCGCGACAGCGGTTCCTGCCACAGAGCCGCCAGACGTGTAGGTAATGGAGACACTGTTCTTCATCTCCTCCGTTCCCCACACGACAGCGATATCCCGATAAGGGATGCCGCTAGAGGAGAACGTGACCCCGGTAGTGAACGCCTGCAATTCTGCGCGATCACGGAACGCGACAGCCCCAGCGCGATCAATGAATAGCGCGCCGAACTCTGAAGTCTCCACCTTCTGCAAATATTGAAGCACGTTCGTATTCGCTGGAATTACGTCAGCGTCCAGTGTTGACTGTCCGACGCCGATATCTCGCTTCACTGCTGACCATCCGACAGCATCCAGTTCGGCAGTGACACGGGCGCCTGACAGTTGAGCGGTAGCAGTGCCGGCGGACAGAGTTTGCTGGGCGAGGATGGAGAAACCATCACTAGCGGAGACTTCTGCGATGGCGTCGAATCCTGATTGCGGATAACTAAAGTTCCAGTCTTCAACAAAGCCGGTGAAGATTTCCTCCCCGTCTTCGTCGATCACTAGTTGCTTACGAGGGAGGATCGAGCCGAAATAGGGAGAGCCGGGGTCGGAGTTCCAGACGAGCGTGGACGTGGATGCGTTCGCGGTCCCGTTCCACGTCTGGCTGTTCACGCTGATCGAGGGGTCGGCGGTCGTGCCGTCGAAGTAGGCGCCGACGGTGGAGGATTCCTCAAAGAGGGCGCCGTCATAGTAGAACGTCTGAGACGACATTGCCGTCGATGATGCAGCCTGCAAGAAACAAGAAACGGCGGTTGCCGGAGCGGTGCCTACAACTTGCAGCGCCACCCACCCCCCGCCAACGGAAATGCTTTCGGATGCTCCACTTGAAATGAGAATGATTGAGCCGGACGCGTCATACCAATAGATAGAACACCGAAAAGGGTGGCTTGCAGTGTTCGCGTCGCCAGCGCGCACGTAAATGCTCAAGGAATACGTAGAGCCCTCTGTTACTGCTATGCGTGAGGTCGTTGACGTTCTTACGTAGGTTGTTTGAAGTGTTGCACTACTCACGTGTTTAAGGCTTTTGGCTCCATATACGCTGAAATCCGATGAAGCAGTGATCGTTCCGCGAGCCGTCCACCCAGCCGTATCGACCTCGAACGACGGATTCGTCACGAGGTTCGTCCGCGTCCCGCCGATCGTCGGGCCGTAAGTCGGATCGAAATAGCGGTTCCTGTTGTCGAGGCTGAGGTTCGCGTTCCCGGCCGTGAACTTCTCAAGGATGCGACTCCTGCCGCGCTTAACCGAGATCCCGCGAACATACTGAGACACATCCGCCAGAACATCGCCACCAAGCACATAAGACGTGTTATCTAATACGCCCTTATCGACATCATCGAGAGTGAAGAAATTAACTCCACTAGTCAAAGAAAGATCAAAGGCGATCTGCGCTCGAATTGTCATGCTGCCGCGAATACTGGGCCGTTAGCCTGCTCAAACCTTTTCACATACTCAACTATCTGCTGACCGATAGCGCGCGGATCTCCCACGCCAGCCTGAACAGTGATCTGATACGTATTACCGCCCATCGCATGATTCGGAACGATGCCGCCATTACTGCCCGGCACGAACAATTCTGGCCCCTTCTCGCCGACGATGATCGGCTTACCACCCATTACCGGACCGCCGTTAGCGAAGCCCGAGAGGCTGAAGCCTGGGAACGTGTAATCAGACCCGACGACTCCACCGGCCAAGAAATCATTGATCGCAGACGGACCCGGAGCGGGAGCCTCGCTAGTGGCAGTAACGCCACCCGGACCCGTAACCGTCATGGAGATATTCGCGTTCCTGCTCATCGCTGAAGCGAGCTCATCCATCATCGCCTCTAGTGCACGCCTACCCTTACCCTTCGCGCCCAGTGCCGACAGAAGACCCTTCACGAGGGCGACAGCCATGTCAATACCGGCCTGCATGAATGCGGTGGCAGACTGCGCGCCAACACCGTCAGCGACCGCGACAGCGCCCTTCGCGGCCTCATTCACTCGGCTGATGTTCTCGCTGATGTTCCCATCAATGAAAGCGTCGGCAACATCCATGCCGCGCTCAGCACCGAGGGCGATCACTTGCTCGTAACTCGTCCGGTTCAAACCAGCCGCGAGAAGTTGGCTCATCTTGCGACCGAACTCTGAAGCACGCTCTGCCTGCGCCACGAGAGTGTCGATCAGGTTCGTTCCCTTCTCCTTCACCACGTCAAGCGCTGCGGCGAAATCGAACCCGGAGAAAATGCCCTCAGATATCTTCGTCTTGTACTTGTCAAACTCTTGGATCGCACTCGTAACCGTTCGCTGAGCATTAGCAATCGCATCAGCAATGACTTTCTGAGCATCGGCAAGTCTTTGCGAAGCATCACTCGCGCGAGATGCACTGCCACTGTAATTGTCTACCGATTCCTTACTACGGTCGAATGCGGTTGCTGTCGCGTTGCCTTCATAGCGAAGGGCAGTAATACGATCACGCGCATCCTCGGCAGCGATAGCGAGTTTCTGCGCGCCCGTAAGCGGTTCCTTAAAGGTAAGGCCGGCAACGTTTGCCCCTGCCTCAAGCATCGCGCCGAATGAGAGTTTGACCCGATCCACTCCATCAGTAAGCGTATTTGCTGCACCGGCAAAATCTCGATCGTATGCCTGACCGAGAGCGATAAGACCCTTCACGGCCAGATAGGTGGTCTCGCGGATAACCGTCATTCCATTAATGACGAGTTTTATGCCAGCGATGAATTGCGGGATGTACTGAACGACACCGCCTATCTGCTTGCCCAGTTCATAGAACGTCGGCTCAAGAAGTTTGATGGATGCCGTAAGCGAATCGGCAGCATTCTCAGAGTTCGTGAAACCCTGCACCACTCCTGACATGAACCCACGACCAAAGGATTCTTGAAGTTCCCCGATTGCGATTTGCACGCGATCTAGTTGGCCCTGAAAAGTATTTGCAGCAACCGCTGCCTGGCCGCTGAACGTGGAAGCGAGTTTCTGCGTGATCAGATCCATATCGCCGGTCTTGAGCGTGGCTTTATCCAAGCCTGCTCCGAGCCGTGACAGCCCTTGAGTATTTCCGTCGTACCCCCTGCTCAAAGCTTGAACGACGGCATCAAGATTCTTACCCGTTCCCGCTGAAATATCTAAAGCCAATTGGAGATTGGTATTCGCATCCGAGACATTGCCTAGGCTTCTCACTAACCGATCAAAAGCCGGGCGAAGAAGATCATCAGCCACGCCTGTTTGACGCTGGAGAGCGTCTATGTTGGCTTCAACCGCGCCAGTAGCCTGCGCTAGTCCGAGATTCTCCATCGTGCGAGCGAGTTTCGCCGCCGCAGCCTCATCATCTAGGAACGCCTTGACACCGTTAACGCCGAACTCCAGAGCCATGCGAGCGCCCGCCTGCACGGCCTCAATTGCAGCCAAGCCAACAGCAGCACCCATACCGGCGGCGACACCGGACATCTTCGACATTCCGGCAGCAGCCACGCCGCCTTGCTTCTCCAATAGTTGAAGGTCAGCGATGGCGCGCTTAACGTCACGATTGTTGTACTCGCCCGTGATCTGGACCGAGATAGCACCGCGAGCCATCATGCCCGCCTATTGATGATGCGCTCAGCGTATGCGGTTGCCTGATCCATGACGCGCTCTAGATCCTTGCGAGCATCCGGCCCCTTAGTCATCACGGCTCGCAGAAGTCCACGCGGGTAAGGATCGCCCGCATATTTCTTATTCAGATTATCAGTGAACGTTCGCCCTCGATAGGACTTCTCTTGGCCATACCGCTTCTGCTTTGAACCGCTCAACGTGTAGACAGCGCCGCCCCAGTCCATCGTGACGATCTTCACCATATAAAGGTTATATCCCCACTTGCGCTGATCCTGTCTAAGATCCACTCTGATCTTAGAACGAACAGCACTTCCAACGAACTTGAGATCCCTACCGCGATCAACCGCGATCCACCGACCCCAATTACTCAGGGCAGCGCCCGCAGGAGTGTTAATCCTTGCCTCATCGCGAACCTTTTCGCCAGCCTTCTTAAAGCCCTTAGCGATCTCGTTATATGCGTCGCGGTCGAAACGCTCAAGTAACTTGATAGTCCGTTGCTCGCCCGTCACCTGAGCCTTCATCACCATTCCGTTACCGCTTCCTCTGCGCTGCCGCTTGCTCGGTGTGTCTCCATCGCAGGTAACGAAGCATGGTCATTTGCATACGGTCAGACTCTTCCAGAATTACAGAAGGAGCGAGTCCGTATTCGTAGGCAAGGTGGCAGACGATGAAGTGACTGCTGGACTCTCCAAAGGGAGGATCTCTGTCTGTCCTGCGCTTTCATCGTCCGCCACCTGTTCAACGGATTCCATCCACACATCAAACGCCGTATCCAACTTCTGCGTGCGCTTCAGGCTCGCCCACGCAAGAAACCAGATGTACTCCAAACGCTCGCCGATCTTATTCGTCGGCAGATCGTAAGTGCGTTCAAATGCAATCGTGTCAGCGCCCGTACAAAGCACGCGCTCAGTACGGCCATCGACGTAGGAAATCTCTAGAGGAATCCGCTTAATCATCGCAGGAGCCTTTCTTCTTAGACAGTGCCGCGAGTAACCGTGCCCGAAGTGGGCCAGGTAACCGACAGCGTGGCAAGATCACCAACAGCGGACGCGAAGGGCTGATACTGATTCACGAGACACAGAGCCGTGTAGCTCGGGTTCGTTGCCGACACCGTGCCAGACGTGGGAACGATAACGACCGTAGCGAGCGAGTTCAGGAGCGGAAATAGAAAACTGTCAACGGACGCCGACCCAAAATCCTGCATAAAGTCAATAGTGATGCTTGCACTCCGCAGCCCGCCGATACGGCTCGTCCAGCCCGTGCCGAAAGCCGTTGTCTCTACCTCTGCCGATTCGATGCTGAGATCTACGGAATTAATGGACGTGGAAAAGTCCGTTCCGTTGATCGTGACCTTATAGTCAGTTGCGACGAACTTAGCCATGTTCCTTACTCCCTATGCGTAGACGGTTACTGAAAAGTCCGCAGTCAGATAAATTGTATCGCCAATAGATGTTGAAGCGTACGAGAGCATTTCCGTAACGTGGAGCGATTGAGCGATGCCGCCCAACGTCCGATCGGACTCGATCGCAGTCTTAATGGACGATGCCCCCGTCGGATTGCAATATGCATCCACCGAAGACTGGGCATTACGGTCAGATGCGCGCCCAACGATCACGGTCACGATGAACTGATACTCATCTAGGCCGCGATGAAACGAACGGTCATACCGAATCGTTGAAGGAATGACAACCGCCTGCGGAGGAGTAGGCGAATCGGGAACCGTAGCCGACGTGCGCAGACCTGAGATCGTTGCCAGGTTCGCAGCGATGCCACTCCTCAGCGTGCCGATAGTTACCGTCATGCGATACCGGCCATTCGCCGATACGGCTCAACTAACGCAGCCACGTCAGGATCAAGTGCTCGCGTCACGCGAACGACGCCCATCTCCCCGAATCCTGCGACACCGAGAGGACTCTGTAGCCGCGTGAAGATCCTTGAGGCTTGCAGGACAGCCGCCTGCGTTACGACAATCGGAACAGATGGGAAGCCATACACGCCGGTAACCCTGACCGTGGCCTCTCCACCGAACGCAGGCCACAAGTAGTCCTGAATGGCCCTTATTCGCGTATACGGCACTGTCTGGCCGTTGCTCACGCCGTTGAGTGGCTCAAGCTGATAGTCACTCGTCTTCCACGTCACGTCAAAGACTCCATCCGCCCCGGTTGACGAAGTGATCGTTACCGCCGTGCCTGCGATGTCATCAGTCTGCATGATGTACTCGTCAGCCGGTGCGAATACTCGCGTAACCGTTCCCGATGTCGTAAAGGTTCGACCGCAGTAACCATCAATGAGATCAGAAGCGGCAGACCCGGCCATGCTGATCAGCGCATCGTCCACGCTGTCAACAATTCTCAGCGCAGCCTTAATCTGCGCCGTACTCGCGTAAAGAGTCATGCCGTTCCTTTCCGCAGGTATCGCCTAAGTGTATCCATGATTCTCATCAATTGATGCTGACGGAAGGAGATCGGAAACTATGACCCTCAAGGGCGAGAGTGACGAACGGATTAAGGCTCATCACTCCGACGCCCATTGATCGAAGTTTCTTCGCCACCTTAGGTAATTGCTGCTCCCACACCGGGTAAGGCTTCGGATCGCCTGGCGCGTAACCATTCACTGCGTCGCGTTCGTCCAAGAGTCCGCAGTCGGCGCCGGCAAGGATGATGAACCGCGCCCCGAGGTAGGCCGCGAAATGCATTCCCATATGAAGCGAGGTAGGGCCGCAGACGAGATGGTCATCGTGAGTCGGCCAGTGCTCGGCAGTGTCAAACGCTGAATACATCTGCGGATTAGTTTCAACGAAAAACACGTTCGGCTGAGCCGGGCGCGTCTTCGCCGGATATCCAATACCCTGCTCAACCATAGGAACGATCACCGGAAGATCAGGTCTAGCGTCGGCGAGGATGTGAGCGTCTAGGTGATAGTGAGTCACCGAGTAGAACTCCTTCAGCCCGAGCGCCTCGCCTGAGCGATTGATGCAGACTGTCGGCTTGCCGTCGAAGAATCCTCGCGGCACATAGTCGAGTGTTGCGCCAGATCCCACGACGTAGATCGTCTCGCCTGCGTGCCGACGCTTGAAATCGGTATATTGCTCGGCCATCAATCCCACGAATTCACGCGCCTTCGCTCTAGGCTCCAGCCGCCCTCATTCGGCTTCTCTCGCTTCCTCTGCCAGTAGTCGGCATTATTTGCATAAGTAGCGTTATTGCGCTCGCCGAAGTATTTAAGGGTAGAAGAATTGTGATGGATGATAGGGATCTGTGAGCGAGTGATCTTCACTCCTTCCAGCATCGCGCGCAATTCGTAATCGTTGTCCTCGAAGTAGGCTGGGTGGAATCCTTCGTCAAAGAGCCCGATCCGCTTCACGGCATCTTCAGAGAGCGCAAAAGCGCTCCACGGCTGCGGAGACTGAGCGAGCATGATTCCATCTCCGGCCTGCTCATAGAACGCTCTCAGCGAGCCTGCGGGCCATTCAACGTCATAGTTGGCAATGAGCCACCATGGCGCGAACGGATCAGCCTTAATCCCTAGATTCCATGAACCCGCGACACCGAGATTCGCGGGCATCTTAATAACCTTCGTTGATTGAACATGCTCAACCGGCCAACCTACGGACGCTCGCAGAGCGTCCCCGTTGTCAATGATGATCAACTTCCGCACCGGGTAGTCAATCGTCTCTAGCATCCGATAGAGAATCTCAGGCCCCGCGAGAATCGGGACGATCATGCAAGGGATCATCGCAAAGCCTCCATCGCCGGGAGCCAATAATTAGCGAAGACGAAATCCGCGTCATACTGCGAAGCGAAATCCTGCGCCAGCTTTGACCGACCACGGCCACGGGCGTAAGCCGCTTCCATAGCCTCGATCAGGGAAGGGATGCCGGGCGTGATCATCCAAGCGCGCTGCGGAGAATCCCAGAACGGCTGCCCTTCCACTAGCCATCCGTCACCGAGCAATTCAGGTGACGCGCTCGCATTCGTGCAGATAACCGGAGTGCCGCAAGCCTGAGCCTCAATCTGAGGAACGCCGAATCCTTCGCCCATAGAAGCAATCAATAGGCAGTCCATAGCCGAATAGATCGCAGCGAGAAGATCATTACCGATCCCAGAACGGTAGACGTATTGATCAACGAAGACGATCTGATCATCAGGGATGCCGCACGCCGTAGCGAGTTCGCGAAGATTTATACCGCCCATGCCCCCGCGATCCTCAGTGTGGATGTAGAGGACTGCATCCTTATGATGCTTAGCGAACATGGAGAACGCTAGGAAGGTTTCAGGGAAAGCCTTGCGAGGAGGGTAAGCGCCTTTGTTCGCGCTGACCATTCCGAATACGAAACGATCTTCAGGAATGCCCATGAACTCGCGCCCGGTCAGATCCTTACCGCCTGCGTTAATGGACTCCGTAGGCTTGAAGATCTTTTCAATAGCGTGCGGGACGTAGAGACAGTCAATGCCAGCATTCGTCAGCATCGCCTCACCGAAGCGGCTCATCGAAATAGGCGTCACATTAGGACGCCTGCACCATGCCGCTACGTCAGGAGGAACCGGAGAATGATCAATGGGAACCCATGACGCTATCTGTTCCACGTCGTCCCACTGTTTGCCCTTGAAGATGTACACGTCATAAAGAGTGACGAGGAGAGGATCTAAGTCTGAATGCTCATGTCGCCAGGCTTGAAAGTTCGCCGGCACGACATCATTTGAATGCATATCGAACCCGCGCGGATACTGCCGGATTCCCTGCCAGTCGAGAGTAGTTCCCTCTAGGCCGTAATTAGATGAGACGGCCACCTTATGCCCTGCCGCTTGCAGCCGCGTGATGGCTTGCGCGGTCTGTGCCCCGTACCCGGTGCGGCTCCACGGGCTATTGGAGTTCCAGAGTATTGCGCGTGATTCGGTTCGCTTCTTTGCCTTGCTCGCATTTGCCTTGCGCTTGTTGGACATCGCAGAATCCTTTCGCAGGTTATCCGATGTCAGGGGCTGCACCCTGCGATAAATGCAGCCCCCGACATCGGGTCTATGGGTAGATCAGGTACCGGCTCCGACAAAGTACTTCACATGCGAGGACTGCGGCAGATCGCCGTCAACTCGGAACGTGCAGCGGAAGGTAACAAGATCAGCGGAGAAGGCGAAATCATCCGATCGATCCAGACGAATGCCGCCAACAGTGCGGACGTAGTAGCTCGGGAAGTGACCGGCAATGACAGACTTCGCGCTAGTAGCAGCCGCAGCCATTGCCGGATTCTCGATCAACGGGACACCCAGAACACGGTCAGGGGTGGACTCGCTCATGGACGGCTGGAAGACGAATCCACCGTTACCGTCCTGAAGGGTACGCATTGCCGCGATGCTAGAACCCTTCGCCATGAAGCCGGTGCCCGGAAGTGCGCGTGCAGCGGGATCAAGCGAGTAGTACAGGCTGACCAGATTCGCGTAAGTGAACGCGCCTGCCACGCCGGTTCCACCAGTAACGCCCGAACCTGCGGCAGTAACTATACCGTTCGGCTCAGTCGTATCGGTTCCCGTGGTGAGTGCGGTATTCACGGCGACGCCGAGAGCGTTACCGCAGTTCATCGCGAGAAGATCAAGCACGTTGACGCCTGAATCCTCAAGAAGCTCGCGGGAAACCTGAGTGAGGAACCCGTACTTGAATGCGCCGAGAGTGATGAACGCAGAGAATGCCGGATCAGACTCGCCGAGCGTGGCAGCCTCAGAATTGACAGTGCCAGTGCTGTACGTGCTGAGTCGCGGAAGCTGAAGAGCCTCTCCCCCAGTGGTATTCAAAGTAGTACCAACACTGAGCATCGGACCAACAGCGCGAGCAAGCATGATCACCTGATCGTAGAACGACGTGGGAACCGGCGCGCCAGTCGAACCCTTAGTAACGTCGCGACGCTCAACGCCGAACTCAGCCGAACGAATCTCGCCACGGGCAAGGCTCCGAATCGTCTCAACGTCATTCGACGGGGCAGCAACCTGGATGACCGGGCGAACCTCATCCTCATGGCCGGCCTGCGCTGCGCGAACCTCAGCTTCATGCGCGGACATTGCCTTAATCTCGTCAATCATCTTCGTGCGGCGAGAAAACTCCTCATTCGCACGATCAAACGCGACCCGCTCATCAACGGTCATCGCGCGATCCTCGCTGGCGCAAGTATTAACGATGGCCTTAGCCACCTCAAGATCCTTCGCCCTCGCCTCAAACTGTGCCTTCAAAACGTCCATGTCATTTCCTTAGATAGATGTAGTTGGCTCGCAGGATTAGTGGAGCGGCTCCGCACCTATCGCAACATGGAACCATGAAGCGACCTTGAAGTTAATCGTATACCTAAGACTGCATCTCCATCAATGCCAGCAATTGCTTAGCGACAATGAGGGAATTATCAGGCTTTGACTCCTTAGGCGCCAGCTGATCGACGATGCCGCGAATAAGGTCAGCCTGAGCGAGGTTCAACTCTGCGCCGCTCTCAAGTTGCGTAAGCGCGTCCGCTAGAACTTGCTCATCGGTGGACGTGCGCTCAGCGAGTTTGCGCACGTTCGCTGAGGTAGCCGCGTAGGCAGGCTGACCAGTCACTACGGAGACTTCATGCAAACGAACCTCAGTAAGCGTGCGGCGCGAGCCATCCGGACTCCACTTGTCTCCACCGCGAGGAACCGAGAAGCCGAACGACATTGAATCAACTATGCGCTGCTCAAGGAGAATGCTCATGTTCCGGCCATCAGTCGTCATCGGCAGATCAGCCTCAGCGAGAAGACCCTTAGAGTCTTCCTTTAGCCGAAGCGTGCCCGATCGCGTTGAAGCAAGGAGAGCAGAATCATTGTGATTGACATACATTCGGATATTGTTCCGGCTCTTGAGCGTGCGAGTGAATGCGCCAGGCTGAATCTGCTCAATGAATGGGAGCGGCTCAGAATCTGAATTGAAGACAGCAGCGTAGCCGCGGAATGTCATCTTCTCGCCGACAGCGCGAATCTCCATATCCTCTACGAAATGAGCGCGAGTCTCCATCGTCGTTGATGCCTTTCTCGTAGCGGGTGGCAAATCAGAAACAGTCACGGCCTTAATCCCAAGAGCCCGATACATCCGGCGCATTGAAGGATTATTATCTATCGCTAACATTACGTCGTATTCTTCCAGCAATTTCTGAGCCATCGCACGCTTGAAATTGAGCGTCTCAGACGTTGCGCCCGGATTCATCAAGAGTTCTTCATACTCCACACCGGCAGCCGCTAATGCTCTGACAGTCTCCTCGCGCTGCGACTCATTGCGACCAGTAATGATGTAGATCTCCTCCTCCGACTCCGCGAGGAATTGAACCGTTGCAGCGATAGGAGAATCACCATTAAGGATGGTCCCGTCAATGTCGCAGATGATGGCAGGCTCGCCACCGGCAATGCGCGTCATCTTCCGTCCATCCTGAATGATCGCGGCCTGACGTGCGAACCATGCACGAGCCGGCTCAGGATTCAGCGGATCAATGCCCCACAAATAATGCGCGACAGCGCCAGCGCCCGGAAACTCAGGGTCACCGGCATCATTATTCTTCGATGCCTCAAGATCTACCGCATGACGGGCAGCCCAAGCATTCGCCCTGATCGCCTTATCGTCAGTGATTGAACCTGAAGCCATCAGGCGAGCCTCGCGCACCGTCCCATCGGTCACACCATCGCCTGCCTTGCCATCCTCATAGAGTGCTACGCCCTTGCTCGCGGCATCTTTAATGTATCTGGGGATCTCTCCGGTAATCCGAAGTTCGCCACCAGGCTCCATGTCCTCATCAATGGACAGCGCAACCATCTGCGCCACGGCGTCATCCTTCGTCTCATGGCATCCCATTACTTCACCGTCAGCCTTCACGGTCGCCCATGATGGGCAGTCGGGAGATTTGTCCGTAATGAAATAAGGCATTCACTCATCCATTCTCTGCCGAAGCACGCCCAGCGAGTAACCGGCAGGCTCGCTTAATGCATAGAGAGCCTCGCCACGATTCAACGTCAGATAAAGAAATTGGCCCGCGTCAAGATGTACCCCGTCGCTAATCGTCACATCCTTATTACCGAAATAGATCAGCTTCGCCGTTCCAGTCTCCTGATTGTGAATGTAGGCGCGCTGAGGATTCCTGTCGGGCGGCACGACTAATTCCGCTACCGCGCCCAGCGTGAATTGAGCTTGGCTGATCGTCATGGGTACACGCTCCCGGGATCGGTGGGATTAATAGATGCCACGCTCTGCACTGATGTCGGAGGGATACCAGTGTGCATGATCGCGGGCATATCAAGAGCCTTCAAGGATTCGGCAGGATCGAAACCCGCCATGATCAACCGGGTAAGCATCTGGGTTTTCCTGTCAGTCTCTACGATATTTGCGGCTGACAGGTTTACGTTCGCGAGCGGCACCCTGTAGGCATCTCCGCCTTGGGCGGGTGGCATATCTTCGAGCAGGTGGATGTCGTTGACGCTCAAAAAACCTGCGAGTTGGCCAGTGGAGTAGGCAGCGAATCGCGTCTGAATGTCACCGCGAAGGATCGCATCCAAATTAAACTTAATGAACGCCGGGCCGGGCAGCAACGAGGAGTAGGCCGTCTCAAACTTAGAGATGATCGGTCGGAGTGTGTATTGCGCGAATTGAATAGCGTTCTGCTCCACGCTCGCGTACGACATCGCGCCCGGCGTCGACACCTGCAACAGATGCAAGGGGCAGCGGAAGATTCGCGCTATCTCCTCCACACAAAATTGTCTGCTCTCCAGCATTTGCGCTTCATTGGGGTCTACGCCAGTCTTCACGAACCTCGCGCCACCAAACAGTACGCCCGGACGATGAGAACGTTTCAGCCCCTTATGACCCTCCTCAAAGCCTGAAGCGAGATCCTTCGCCTGCTCCCGCGTGAGGTTACCGGGCCATTCAATGATTCCCGTAGTTGTTGATCCCTGCCCGAAGAAACGCGCTGAGAACTCCTCAAGCGCCGCGGCAAGTCCTAGCGATTGCTTCACTTCATCAATGCGCGACACTCCACGCAGCGCGCCAGGCTTGCGAAGTTCCGTAATGTGCAGAACTTCGTCAGCCCGAAGCGTCTTATCCGTAGCGCCGTCAAGGACGTATTCAATTTCCCGCGTCGCAGGATTACGTCGCACGTCCACGCGGGTCGGATCTAGAACGACAAGACTGACAATCTCGCCTGTACGGCTGCGGAAGATGCGAATGAAGACATTGCCGTCAAGGAGTAACGACACCATCGCCTGTTGCAGATGATCTTCCCTAGCGGTCCCTAGGTCAGGGTTCTCCACCCAAAGCGGCTTAGGCCTAAACGGCCGGCGCGCTCCCCCCTCACGGTAGAACGTATCGACAGGAAGGGTAGAGATCGTATCCGCGAGCAACCGAACGCAGGCATAGACAGCGCCAATCTTCAGGCTCGTATCCTGAGTGATGACGGTTCCCGCGTACGTTTGCTGCGCGACATTGCCACCGCTCGCGAAGACCGTCTGAAAAGAGACTGCACGCTCCTCGCGTCCACGGAGAAGATTACCCAGCATCAATACGCTCCAGCGTTAGGCCAATGAGAACGCCCGTAGCACCGAGCGTGATGAAACCCGCAGGAATGTTGAGAAGGAAGACACCGAGATTAATAGAAGCAAGACCGGCGAGCTGTGAAATAACAACCATGATTCATCCTCTCACGTAGCCCAGAAACCCGGCACGGCCAATTCTTGCACATTTTCGCGCCTCGCTGTCGCCCGATCAAAGGCGATGACAGATGCGACAGCGGCATCAATCCTCCGACTAGATGCCCGATGCTCTTTAACGATGCGTGGCCCGAGCCGGTCAGTCTTCACCGCGCAATTCCCAATATGCCTTCTCAGCGTCGCATTCCCATCATGCGAGAGCGTCGCTGAGGTAACCGCGTCATAGAACTTCGCCGTCGCGGGAACCATACGGGCAGGACTGCTAGATGCGTATTCGGAGATAGGCACTCCAGCGTCCGCGAGACCCTCCATGCTGCGTTGCCAGCGATACGGATCGCACGCTACCTCTAGCACGTTGTAATCGGCGCAAGCCTGCATGATGCGCGCCTCAACCTCAGCGATCGGAACCCGCCACGATTCATGATCGCCCGGGCCCTTCTCCCACACTTCCTCCACCCAAATGAACGGCTCAGCCTCCACGGTGCAACCGATCAACGCCGTAGCATCACCGTTGAACGAACCATCAAAGCCAAGCACCACCGGCACTGAAGAATCAACGACACGGTCAGCGCGAAGATTCTCCCAAGACGCAGCCGGTAGCCAAGCGTGCTGCGAACTCACCCAACTATTCATGCGCTTAATTCGAAACTCATTCTCAGGTGTGCGCTTCACTGCTGATTCAAAGTCTTCTGCATCGCAGAGATCCCCGAATCCGGGGTTAGCGTCCAGCCACGATGAAGGATCTAGATGATTCGCCGAATCCTGGCCCTTCCACCAAGCCATGAAGAATGAGGGATCTACAATCTCGCCGCTCGCTACCTGCTGGCCGTAGAGGAACTGCCGGTAAGCGGTCGAATCTCCCCCAGTCGTATCGCTCCGCACGCCCGCAGTCGTAACGGCAATCGTTAACGCATCTCGCCGAGCAGCCTGAGCGAGCGTCATCACGTTCCACAGATCATCGTTCGGCGCGCTATGGAGTTCGTCATAGATCACGCAAGTAGGCGAAAGACCCTCCTTGGTGAACGCTTCCGACGACAGCACGCGGTAGACAGAACCAGTCGAAACAACTTCGATCACGTCCCTGTAGATAGTGCAGACAGAACTAAGTTCCGGCGAGAGTTCGATCATCTTCTTAGCCGAACCGAACACGATACGCGCCTGATCACGATCAGCGGCGCACGAATAAACCTCGCCACCAGTCGGCCCAAGCATTAATGCATGGAGTGCGATGCCCGAACCGAGAGCAGACTTCCCATTCTTTCGAGCCATGCCGATGATTGCGGTTCGATGCTTACGCCGGCCATCCGCGCGCCGAGCAAACACGTCAGCAAGTAGCTCCTTCTGCCAATCACGCAGGATCATCGGCGAACCGGCCATGCCGCCCACCGAATCCTTCACCTGAAGACACAAACCCTCAATGAAGGAAACAACCTCAGCCCCATCGCCCGCATCACGCTCAACCTGGCTAACCGGAGTAAGGATCGCAGGCGGCCAACTACTTCGCACGACGCGCCTTCAATTCATCCAACACTGAGGAAGCGCGAACCTCCCCCACGCCCATCTTCCCGCGATCAACCGGCGAAAACCCAAGCATCGAATACATGGAAAGAATCAAACCCTCCAAATTACGCAGCCCGACACGGTCATGCCAGTCATGCTCAGTCATCACACGATCACGCAAAACAGAACGCTCATCCTCACACTCGCAAAGCATCTGCACGATCTGCACATCAGTAGAACCCGAAACCCAATACGCGCCAGCAGTCCACACCCGAACCCAAGCCGCCATGCCCTCAACACCCAACGGGCGCAACGGCTCAGGCACACCCTGAACCTGCTCAGCAATGATGATCTGCTCAGGCAAAGCCTGCTTGCCAGGATTCCCAAGCTTCCGCTTCCGCTCAATTGGCTTCGGAGGATTCGGCATCTCAACCGGCCAAAACGGTAGGCGGCCAATTTCGATAGAACTTCGGCGAGGCGCACTCCCCTAATGGGGTATGCGCGTAGCGTTTTGTGCGCGAGTTTGACCCCGCTCCCCCTTTTTTTTGCACGCGCGCGAGGTTTTTGGTCATCGTGATCCTTTCCTACTGTTGCATGACCGGTGTGCTGCCTTGAGTTCGCTTGCCCTGTCTCCTGCTATGACGTGGTCAGCGGTCCATGGGTCTGTGGGATCTGGTCCTCTACCGCATATGTGGCAGATGGTTGCTGTTGCTCTGATGTTCTTCGCGGCTTGTGCATAGTTTTGATCGTAGAGTTTTGGCCGTTCGTGTGCGATGCAGTAGGCAGCGTTCCTTGTGAGGGTGCCGCAGTCCAGGCAGGGTATCGGGAAGCGTCTTGGCTTACTGGAGTCTCTGCTGCTCACGTTGCTCCGTTACCGGGATGGCGTCTCGCTGCTCTGGTGCTAGCGCGTCCATCAGTTCATCTATGAAGGTTCGTATGGTTCCGTTGTCTGGGTTACCTGAGATCTTCTCGGCTGTCTTGCGGATGTCGTCAAGGCTTGGCATGACTCTCCTTGTATTCGTTAATGGCCGTGAGCGAGTAGAGGCTTCGTCTTCCTTCTCGCTTGGCTACTGTCAGTTTCTTTTGGAAGGTGAGCTGCCGTAGATGATTAATGTTCATGCCGAGGAGGTCTGCGGATTCTTGCGCAGTGATGTAGTTGATTGCTAGTTCCTCTACCGGTTCGCTGTGTTCTTCTGTCTCAGGCTCTGCTAGAGGCTCTGATGACTGTTCTGTGTCGTGTGATGGTTCCGCGTGGAGTTTGCTTGGCGCATCCGTGTAGATGTTGGATGTTTCACCCGTTGGTTCATCGAATGGGTTTACTATCTCCGGGATCTCGAATGGGTTTACCACGGTGCGGTCACTTCCTGCTTGGCTGCCGGCTTCGCTGGCTTCGGGATCACGCCGATTATTTCCGACGTGATTTCATTAACGGTCATGGTTGTCCCGTCTTTGTCATATGTGCTTGTGAAGAATCTGCCCTGAACGATGACTCGATCACCCTTCCTCAGGGTTTCTACTGCTGCCTCTCCGTCTCGATGCCAGGCCGAGATCCTGAACCATGTTGTCTCGCCATCGGTCCATCCGTCGCCTTCTTTCTTGCGAGGGGTGACGGCCACTGAGAAGGATGCCACGCTCGCGCCTGTCTTCGTTATCTTCAGGTCGGGATCTTTTCCGACGTGTCCGACGATTGTGATTTGCGGTTCCCCAGCCATTGAGTCTCCATTTTTGTTGTGTTGATAGTTATGTAATGCCGGAGCCTTTTGGCTTCCCAACCGCTGCCCCGCTTATGAGGATGGCTCCGGCATTACAGGAATTACTCTACCGTCATTCGTTAACGTCGAGAACCTCCCTCGATAGTTGACGGGGGTATGCGCGGGATCTTCACGCTGACTGACCAGCCATCCATTGCGTAGCGCGTGCGACCTGAGGCTCTCTATCCATGCGTGGCATTCGTGACAGAGGTAGAGCGCATTGACGGGAGATCCTGTCTCGCTGCGTTTGGTTCCGCCCATTCCTCGCGGCCTGCGATGGTGGTACTGACCGTCAGGTGCCGAGAGTCTGCAGATCTCGCAGTCTCCTTGCGAGCGTTCATCAATGATTGCTTTCACTGTCCGGCTGAACTTCATTCGTAACCCGCTTGCTTCAGGAGATGAGTGAGCATCCAAAGCGGCATGGTTGCGTATTGTCCGCCGGCATCAGTCACGCCGTGCTTTTTATGGATCACTGCCCCAAGAAGTCCTTCAGCGTTTGTAATCTCTCGACACAGTTCGTCGATCCATCCTGGCAGGTTGTCGCGTCGATGGTTTTTGCATTCGAAAGTGAACGGAGTATCACGCCTGCTAATTCCGTGAATGTCTCCCCGGTCATCAGTCCAGCCAGCGCGAGTGCGGTCAGCTCGGAAGCCGCATCCTCGGAGATAGTCAACGATGGTTCGCTCATATGCATCTCCTTTATCCTTGCTTGGATTTGGCATATTTCTCTTTCTTGATTAAGTGACCTTTGGCCCGGTAATACTTACGAGATCGCTCACTATGGCATGTTCGGCATTCTCGGATTTGTCTTCCTCGGTGAAGTCTTAAACATGTGTTTGCTTCCGTCCACGGATGTCCGTGTTTACATTTGGTTCTGACGGAGGTCCCGCTTCTACTCACACTGGCTTGAGCGAGCAAGCATTCGTAGCATTCATCGTCTAGGTGCATGATTGCCTCGCAGGCTTCACACCTACGCTCAATCATCGCTGTCTCCCTTGATAGCGGCGATGATCGCGTTTACGAATCCGTTGCTATGGAGGTTTCCAAGGAACAGCGCCTCCACCCGCTGCACGGCAGCAGCGGTGGTGCGCGTCGAGCATTCACGCAGCCGCCAGCAGATGCACCAGAGATCCTCGCTCGGATGATGCACGCATGGGCATTCTGGTAGATGCTCAGTCATGGCTGTCCTTCCGTAGTGCGTCAATAACAGCGAGGGCATCGTCACGATCTATGAATTGCCCATCTATTTCCATGGAAATTCGGCGCTCACCTTCCCAGTGATCCCACCGCTCAGCGATATTACCTACCGCTTCCCTCGCAGCGTTCAGGCCAGACTCGAAGTTGTCACGAGCGAGGTAGGTGGTAAGCATTCGCTCCTCGCAGGCACGGAGCCGTTGGCAGATGCAAGCATTACGCTCGGGGTTTTTCTCGTAATTGCACTCTGGTAGATGCTCAGTCATCGAGTCACCGCCAAAACAATTAGCGAAATGACCATCAACGACGTGCCAATCGCCCAGCCGGTCCATAGACCTAGGGTGAAATGTTCCTTCCTAAGCCTCATCATGCTCCTTTCTTCGTAGTGCATCGCTTGCCGTGCCTCATTCAAGCCGAAGGCGTACGCGGCATCCCAATTCGCTTTCGCAGCGGCGACGTACCACTTGCTTTCGTCCTCGCGGGCACGGGCGATGACATCGCAGATCCTGCATGAAACCTCTTCAGTCGTGTTGGGATACCACGGGCATAGTGGGTCGTGGGTCATGGCTGATCTCCCTTGATCGCGGCGAGGATGTCAGGGATGGTGAACGCCGGCTCCCAAGTCATGTGCCTGCTTGGGTCTGGGCATCCTTCGTGTGGGTGACCGATTGGCGTGTAAATGGCTGGTGTCATCGCCTCCACCCGCTGCACGGCGGCAGCAATGGCGTCCCGCTGGCCCTCTTCATAGCCCTTCTCGCGCTCGGTGATGAGTTCGGTCAGGCGTTGACACGGCAAGCAGTCGGGCTTGCACATGTCCGTCACGGTCCATTCGGGGTGATAAGCAAATACGTCCCGCTGGCCCTGCAAGTAACTAAGTGGTGACCATCGCTCAGTTGCCGCATGGACCTTTGCTTCTTGCGAACGTGCCTCGTCAATAGCGGCCTCAGCGTCAGCAAACGTGACCCAACTGCCCTCGGGATTCTTGGCGATGTAGACCTCGCCTTGGACATGATTCATGTCCCACCGCTGAATGTCTGTCATGGCTGATCTCCATTGATCGCGACGATGCATTCTCCGATTACTTTATTCCAAACGGAGGAGGTCACTGACATACGAAAGTGATGTGGAATTGTCAGTTCCTCCACCCGCTGCACGGCGGCAGCAATCACCCGGTCGATCAGAGCGCATTCGCAATCAGCGCCACACACCCAACAATAAGTAGCGTCGGGCACTGAAGGGTTCTCTGTGTCTCTGGAATGCTTCTGGTTCTCGCCGTGTATGCATGGTGTTGACCATTCGCATAGCGGGTCATGGGTCATGGCTGATCTCCCCTAATGGCTGCCAGAGCGCCGCCAACGTGTGGGCAGTTGCATCCTGCTAGGTACGCCTCTAGCCGTGCGAGCGCGTCCCGCTGGCCCACTTCAAGGCCGTGCAAGTAGGCGCGCTTCTTCACGTCCTCGTAGGCAGCGAGGTGATCCTCGACGCGGACCACCTGACCCTCGGGATCGGGATACATGTTGTCGGTGTCGCCGTAGACGACCCACCGCTGGATGTCAGTCATGGCTGATCTCCCTTGATCGCGGCGATGGCCTGCGCCTTCGGGACAACGGACGACAGCGTGACGCCAATGGTGCTGATGTACTCAATCGCCTCATCTACCCGCTGCACGGCAGCAGCGATGGCTTCCCGCCTGCCTTCGTTGGACGAATCAACATCAGTCAAATGCCTAGCCGCGAACGTTGCCATGTTCCCTGCCTGCCGTAGGCGCTCGCAGATGCATTCACGGCAGCAATGAATGCAAAAGTCTGTCTGCCCATTGCAATAACCGTGCTGCGGTTCCTCTATCTCCTCGCAAGCCTCCGAAAGGAAGCACAAGTCATGATGTTTTGAATCCGTCAATTCCTCACTAATGATCATTAGACATTACCTCCAACGGTGTCTTCGTCGCTGCGTACTTCAGCACGCAATCCCAACAACAGAAATGCAATTCCATACCTCGAGCGGGAGCGATCTTCAAGAATCCAACCGTGTACGGTGACCGGCTCCATGTATCGCAGCCCCGTTCGTCGCAATGCCAGGCATTAGCCATCAGAGAACCTCTCCCGTGCTGATTCCTCATGCTTGCAATCGCACTTAGGGCAATCCCACGTCAGTCGGTCCCCGTAGATCTCAACGGATACCCGGCCATCGAATGAGCAGATGTTGCCGTCGTCGTCCTCATTGTTGCATTCGGCATTAATCCATTCCTCATCAGCCTCAGGAGGGCCGGAGAGTTTCCAATCGTCGTAATTCATTTAATGCCGCTCCATCCGAGAAGTTCCCGCCGATGCTCAATCGACTCCAGCACTTTCTGATCGTGCGGCTGCCGCGAGCCGAGAGGCGCGATCTCGTCAAGCACTAGCGCCAAGCCTGGCCGACACATCCGGCACGGTGACGCATCGCTGTCGCTGTCTACCCATCCTCGATAGCAGCGTGTGTGTTCGCATGAGCAGCCTTCGCGGTAGCAGTGCGCATCTAGTGGATCTGCGACGGTGTTCGATCCTGCGAACATTGCCGCGCCGTTGAAGATCTCGCCGATGCTCATCGGTTCGCCATCCTTGCCGACCTGCGGGCGCTGCATGTCGTAAACGGCTGCCTTGAACCACTCTGGCATAGGAACTCGCTTATCCGGTTCCTTCGCTGTCTTCGATGCCGTGATGCTCTGGCGCATGGAACGAATCCGCTTATGAGCCGCCACGAAGATATCTGGCGTGAGCATCTCAGCGCCTGCCGAGTAGTGATCTATGACGATCTTGCGAGCGTCATCGAATGCGAGTCCCTGAGCCTTCTCGCCGAGCAATTCGGCCCATGCTGCGATACGAACCTTCGTGATTTGCACCCTAGCGTCCAGTGAGTTGATTAAATGGAGCAGAGTCGTGATCTCCTGAAAAGTCATCATGCATTCCTCTCTCGTCGTATTGCCGAGCTTCCTGCATCAATTTCAGGAAGTAGTCATCTTGAATCTCGCCCTTAGTGCGATCGGATGTCCCGCGACTAGGTAGCGGGTCATCTTCCCAACGTCCCTCCCTCAGCCAGGTCGTTGGATGTGCCGTGAATTCGTCTTGTCTATTCGGATCATCGGCGTAACGCTTTGCGCCATCGATGACGGTTTGCGCATCTGTCGTCTTTAGCACTTTGCTAAATGCGTCTCTCGCTTTGATCTTTCCTGCTCTCCTTGGATAGACAGACCAGAACTCAGTGAAGAATGGATCATCAGTTTTTGATTTGTCGATGCGCGTTCTTTGTATAGGTTCAATTTGTCTAGGTTCAATGTGTGTAAGTTCATTGTGTATAAGTTCCTCTACCATTTGAGGGGCCACCCTCTGGACATTTGTGACGCTACCCCTGTCCCTTAAAGGGACCACGGTAGGGACACTTGTGACGGTACGGTCAACATTGGGGGTACGGTCAATGTTGGGGGTACGGTCAACATTGGGGGTACTCTTTGGAACCCAAATCAGCCTATAAAGGTTTGATGTTCTATCGCCTTTAGCCGTCATGCGAGGCTCAATCTGCAAGGCATTGATCTCTATCAGAACATCTATCGCACGATCAACAGTCTTGATATTCATTGAGCAGTCTTTAGCGATGGTGCTACGGCTCGGCCAGGATTCTTCCTGGTCATTGCTGCGCTCTTTCAATGACAGATAGACCCGAAGGGCGGGCAAGGTAATACCGGGATGCTTGAAGATCCAATGAGGGATCATCTCAAACCTAATTACTTCTTCGTCTTGCTGATCGTTATAATTCATGTAGCGACCCTTCGAGTCGTTAGATCCCGTTAGCGCGTTCGTGTGGGTCCGCGCTGGCGGGATCGCTTTTCTCTTGTGTTGCGATCCTATAACAGATATCGTCATGCTTGCGATCCTCCCCGGTTGCAATGTGGCCCCCGCTGAGTCTTCGGATTCGCGGGGGCCACGGCTCTTTAATCAAGCAGCATATGAAGCGCCAAGAGTGCTTGCTGAGGACAGACCCCGTTGCCGAGCGCCTTCAATTCCTGCGCCGGTCGCAAGCCGTGGCCGGTGACGTGACCCGGCTCTAG